TCTCTTTCTAATTGGAACATCAAACCTTTAAATCTTTCAACTGACCATCTTCCGTTGGAATCTGTGTCTAAGTCAAAGATACCTGGTGTTGTAACATTACCAGTTTGTGCGCCTTTTTCAGCATTGACATAAACCGTTCTTACAACTTCTCTGTTGATTTCCGCAAGGATCTCAGCAGATAGAATGTTTGCAAGTTCAGTCTCAGCGTCTAAACCATGGATTGCTTTTAAGTCTTGTGCAAGTTCCATAGTGTATTCTGCTTTAAGAGCTCTTGATTTAGCAGTCACCGTTGATTTCTCAATTGAGAATGCCATTTCAGCGAATTGGTTTCCGCTGTCATCACCTAGAGCTTCAGCAGCTGCTGTAGTCATTCCACCACCTTTTGTGTAAGTACCTGGTGAGCCGTCATTTAATACAGCTGGGTTAGTACCTGAGTGGTCTTCTGTAGTGAAGCCATCAACGCTTGAACCAGCAGCGTTTCGACCTGTATAGTCGGAATCTGCTTCGTCAAACATAGCTTCGTTTCCAGTTTGTGAAGTATATCTACTTCTCATTGCAAAGATAAGGCCAGTTGGTCCAGTCATTGGCTGAACGCCAGCGATATCATATGCGATTAAGTTTGGCATAGCTCGTCTTACGAGTGAAATTAGGATTGGGTCCCAATTTGCTACACCACTACCTGTAGAGTTGGTAGGAGCTGCTTCAGACATAAACGCTCTGTCTTCTTTTAAAGCTGCTTCCTGGTTTTCCAAGATTACAGATGTAACGGCACGCCTATAAGGATCCGAGATTTTTGGTAAATCCGGATGCTCTAGGACTGGCTGCCATTTTTTTTCATGTGTTTCTGAAAGATACATGTATTTTCTCCCTATTGCTTTTTTCCGTTAAGATATTTTAATATCTTTTGTTTTACTTATAGCGGCGGTATAAGCAGCCATTGCATTTGATAGGTCAACATTATCTGTTGAACCACCAGCCGCCACATCCTCTAAACTCTCATTTACATTTGATTTTTTGATTCCAAAGTATGATTCCTTAACGGTCTGTACCTTGTTTCTAAAATCATCAGCAGATGAGTATTCAATTTCTTCTGTTAGTTTGAAAAACTTTTCTTTAGATGTATCTGCTAAATCGTAAGCTGCTTCAGCTATGATTTGCGTTCTTACATACTCAGAGTTTTGTTTTGCAAGACTAACATTCTTCTCAACCTCTTCATTGAGTTTGTTTTCCAAAGTCTCAATCTTTTGTGCTTGGTCTTCTAGCACATCATATTTTTCATCTGGAACATCAATGTAGTGGTCTTCGAAAAGTTTTTTCAAGCCAGAAATAAAATCTTCAGCGATTTCGCCTTTGATTCCTCTTTCTAATGCAACTTCGTTGTCTTTCATCCACTCTTCTACTACATAGTTCAAGTAGGAATCAACTTTTTCAACGAGTTCTGCTTTAGCTTTAGTTGTCTCTTCTTCGAATTTAGTTTGAAAGTCTGTTTCCATCTCTTCAGCGATTTCTTTTACTTTAGATTTAATCGCCGCTTCGAATACGGTTGCAGCTTTCTGCTTAAATTCTTCGGATAAGTCTGCTTCTCCAGCTACAAGAGCGTCAACATGTTCAGTTACATCTAAGTCTTCTTTTTTAGTTGCTTCTTCTTTGTCGCCGTCTTTTTTATCTGCTTTCTTGTCTAAGTATTTTTTTAGACCGTCTGGCATTTCGCCTTCGTTTACAACTTCATCCGATTTTTCTGTTTCTTCGACTTTAGCACTTTGACCTGGTGTTGCAACCTTAGTTACACCAGCATCCGTGTCAGGATTACCAGCAGTATCAGGTGTTCCACCTTTGTCAGCAGTAGCGCTAATTTCATCAGAAACTTTTTTAGTTTTCTTTGTTGCGTCAGGATTGCTGTCTGTAGGTTTAACTACCGCTGGACCTAAATCTTCTGCCTCATTTGACAAATGAGTAGGCTCAGCCGCTACAGCATTCTTTTTGGGAGCGTCCGCTTGTGGATTACTAGCCTCTGCCACAGCTGCCGCTTCTAACGCCTCAATTTTTGTTTCTGTATCGGCCATTGAGAATTCTCCCCTTTATTAGTCGTTTCTTAAAAATAAAAAACTAGTTTTTTGTTTTTTCATAAGATATTTATACTTTATAGATTTTTAAGAAAGTTTGCAAAGACTTTTGCCTTAGCTTCCGCTAATGCTCTGCTCTTAGCACTCTTAATCTCATTCTTCCAAGCTTCAATATCTTTCTCAATTAAAACGCCATTATTCCAAACCCACTCTTTATTTTCCATAATGCCTTCTACGAAAGCGTCTGGAGCTGAGGGGTCAGCAACAATGTCGGCGGCAGTAGCTAAATAAAAGTCATCTTTGACCACATTAGCTCCACCTGATTGCATAATAGAACCCATACCTCGACTAGATACTCCTAATTGAGCACCTTCATCAATAAGACTTTTTACAATCTTACCGTATGGTGTGTCCATTATCTTTGCTTCACCAATAAAATTATTACCATCTGGATAGAGCTTGCTAATCATATGACTAACTCTCTCTAAGTTTACGGTTGGACCATCTGGATGACCTAACTCGCCAAAAGCTCTTTTCTTATTGATAAATTCTCTATTATAACGATTTACTTCTCGTTCTAAAATTTGTTTTGGATAAACTCGTCCATTTCTATTCTTCAATTCTGATTGAAGGAATATACCTCTAATTTTGTATTCTTTTTTACCGTTATTCTCTTCTATAAGATATTCGGCATTTGATACTTCTTCGGAAATAAGTTTCATAGTTCTCTCTCTGTCTATTATTTATAAACTTTTTTACCTAAACTCTACAATTATTGTGTAATTATCGCCATTAGCAAAGTTTCTGGTTGATAATAATACATCTCCAGTAGCTTCTAAAGCGTTATTATTTAACTCATTACCAGCGGCTCTAAAGTCCCAATACCCATTTCCACTTAAAATAATCGCTGTGGTATTAGCATTTGTGCCTGCCCATAGTAACTCAACAGCTGACTTAGGATTGGTACAATTGATAGAGTACCATATCTTACTAATCTTTTTAGTATTGTCTTCACTCATAAATGTTGTTGCTGAAGCGTCAACTTTAGTGACTAAGGATTCTCCTGTTCCATCTGAATAGTTGGTCATCTTAACAACATACTTAACACCTGAAGTGTCTGCTATTGTTTGTGTTGTAATCTGGTCTGCCATTTCTTATAAACCCCATTTCGTTGTCAAGTATGATTCCACATCTGACATTTCTGCACTTGATAGTGCTTTGTTAAACATTAAAAATTCTGCTACATCACCATTCATAAACTCAGCTCCATCATCACAACCTATAAAGATTGTTCCGTTACTTGCACTAGTTGTAGCACCTACGGTACCTGTGAATGTTAAAGTTTCTGCTGTGCCATCAATTCTGTAAACTAATCTAGTAGCATTATCAGCTTGAGTACCATCAAATTTTATTGTGTGTATATGAAAATCTGTATCAACGGCTGTACCTGTACCTGCACTTGCACCTGCCATAGATACATTATAATTTGTATCAATATAAATGCCAATATCCTCTGTATCAGTTGTTGTTAATGTTTGTACACCTGATATGTTAGAAAACTTTGATACTGCAACAATAGTCATACCGTTTAAACTTTGAGCCCATGCAACAGGATTGATACTTAAACAATCATTTGTTCCATCAAATCTTACAACTGACTTAGAATTTAAAACAGAAGTTCTAAATGTAGGTCTTGTTGTTGAACCACCAACAGCATTGGCGTTGTGAGCAAAATTAGATTTATCTGTCCATTGTGTAAATGTACTGCCGTCTGTACCAGCAGGAACAAATTGACTATTATCTGCACCATCAAACCAAGATTGTAGAGTTGTAGCTGCGTCTGATACAACTGCTGTAATCGTATCTAATCCACCGCCAGCTGCTAGTTGTACATCATAGTAACCTTTATAAAGTTCTCCACGCTCAACACTATCTGCTGTTGTTCTACATCTAATATAAACTTGTAGAGTATCACCAGTTACGGGTCTAGTCCATGTTCTTATGCCACTAGCAATAACTGAATTCGCACCATCAGCTGAATCCGGATATGTGTTGCTAATTGTAGCAGCGTCATCATATTCCCAAATGCCGTTAGAACCAGGTACTGATACCCATGCCATGTTTATACTACTCCTAATTGTGTTTCTACTTCTTTATCAATATAGTTGTAGATAACACTTGTGTTTATATTATGAAACTCGGCAACTTTGTTAACTGCGTCTTCCACATTGTCAACTATATTACCGTCTTCGTTATTACACAATTTAAAAAAGTCGTTGACCGCCTCTTTATGTAAAGGCGGTAAACTATTATATGTCTTTGTATCTATTTCTGATTTAGAAAATAGATTACTGATTTTCTGCTTCATTTGGTGTAAACTCTATCTGTGAACCGTCTGTATGAATAATATCAGCGGTTGTTGGACTAGGGTCAGTCACATGTGGTTTAGGGTCAGAAAAAGCAGTAGCGCCATCTTGTGCGTTATCTGGTGCTTGTGCAAAAATACTTCCTGCAACTTCTTGCCTTTTCACATCCAAAGCAGAACCAACTTTGTCTCTTAATGCGTCTTTAAAATGTTCGCCAGCACCGACATTATCGCCAGTTGCTAATGCGTCTATAAAGTTTTTAGTAGCTTCACTCATGTTTTATCTCCTTAAAAGGTATCTTTCATAGCGCCTGTATCAGGTGCCGAAATAATACCATCTTCAACTTCTCGTTTAATTTGTTTGTTGATATCTTCCATTTCTCTATCGTTCTGTTTAAGAACCTGTCTTCGAATGAAATCAACTGAATAATACTTACCAACATAGTCTCTCATAGCGTCTGCAAGTCTTAATCTTTCTAACATCATTTCGCTTTCTTTTAACTCTGCAAAATGACCGTCTGCTAAGAAATCGTATTGTAGGGTATCTCTAATATCCATCCAATCTTTCTCAGCAATAACTTTCTTTAAAACTAACTGAGTTCTAAGTATGTCATTAAACAACTCAGTAAATTTCTTTCTTAGTCTTTGAACAAATTTAGTAAACTTTAATTCATCTCTTGTAATTTCAGTAGAACGGCCAAGATTAAAACCTTGTGAACCTTCTAATCTACTTACTG